TACCTACGATGTCCGACCCGATACGGCTGGCTTTGTCGCTGCGGCGCAGATTGCCCGCACAGCAATGGAAGCGGCGATGCGTGATGCTGCTATTGCAAATCCTAGTTCCACGATGCTCTACACAAAGCGGCAGCTTGAAATCCTGGCCCGTTTCCGCGCCGAGATGGCCGAGGCGGGCGGGCTACTGCCGACTTCTTGGCAACACTCATCGGCTTACGACATCGCTCAAGCCGGCATTGACGCAGTGAGGGACTACAAGCCATGAAAACCACGCAAGGCAGGCGGCTCATTGCCGCGCTCAAGCGCAAGCCGATGACATGAAGACTTCTGACCTCACTGCGCATCGCTTGCGCGAAATTCTGAACTACAACCATGAAACTGGCGTGTTCACTTGGAAAATTCGTCCTGCACAAAACGTACAAATAGGAGATAAGGCAGGATGCAAATGGGGTGATCGCGGCTATTGGAGAGTGAAGATAGATTCCAAGGCATATAGCTATCACAGGCTTGTGTGGCTTTATATGACTGGCGCATGGCCTCTAGGCGAAATAGATCATAAAAACGGTGAAAAAACAGATAACCGATTTGAGAACTTGAGAGACGTCACTTCGTCAGTCAACCAACAAAACAGACGCGCTCCGCAACGAAATAATGTTGTGGGGTTGCTTGGTGTTTATTGGGAGAGCCGAAGAAGTAAATGGATTTCTCGGATCATGGTGAATGGAAAAAAACGCTTTGTAGGGTATTTTGATTGCCCACAAGATGCGCACGTGGCGTACATCAAGGCAAAGCGTGCGCTCCATGTCGGATGCACTCTTTGAAAGGTGGACGGCGTGAACATGACTGACCGCGAATTGATCTCGGAAATCTACTGGCTCATTGGGCAATCCGACCCTTCGGATGCCTCATATCGTGGCGCGTTGTATGCCATTGCGGAAACCATCGAAGCGCAACGAGAAGAGATTGCGAAACAAGTGCGTGAGCGCAACCGTTGGCCCAATCAACCGTTGTTCAAAAGACGCGGAGACTAAGGTAGTCATGGCGACGAGGTGGACTGCGTGATCCTATGCACGTCAGCCAAACGCGCATAGAAAACGCGGCTTTCTTTGCACATGGCGCAGGAGCCAGTGCGATAGCTAAAAACTATCGGCAAGCGCACCTTGATAGGTAATAGCCAAAACCTATGCACTTCCATGCGACGTGATAAAGAAAATCAATCGCCTATGCACGTCGTTTCGCTATCGTTGATCTCCCTGCCAGGTGCAGGCGCACCCCGCGCGATAGCAGTGGGCCTGAATGGGCTGCTCGGGAGAGAACACCGGCCAATCGACACCCGATTGCGCGCCGTCCGGCCTGTCAGCGAGGGACCGGGGAAGATTGCGGGGCCAGTGGTGAGACAAACCCGCAATCGACTGAATCGCTGCGCCTTGCGTGCGCTGGGGTGTTTTGTGTGTTGGCGAGAGTGGTCTGTTAAGAGTTTGGGGACGCCCTTACCACTATGACCAGCTGGAGCACAAAGCATGTGCCGCCAACACACAGAACATCCGGGCGAGGGAAGATAGCCTGAGCTATCACCCTTGGGGAACCTATGAGGACCAGTAATGGCTGAGTACAGGGAATTGCTCAAGGATGTCAGATGGCAAAAACTGCGTTTACGTTGTCTTGAACTATCCGGTTGGAAGTGTTCACTCTGCGGGGCTGAGGACAAGCAATTACACGTACATCATCGTGTGTACATAAAGGGCAAAAAGCCGTGGGAGTACGAGGAAAGTCAATTGCATGTGCTATGCGAAAAACATCATTCAATTGAGCACTTTGCAAAGGACTTGTTTAACGAAGTGTTGTTGCATAGCAAGTTTGCAGATCACTCATTGATAGCGGCTGCGCTCGGCGGTTTTTTGTTTTCGCAAAATGATATTCACCCATCCCGCGCCTTTTTTGCGTGGCACCTGTCGCCTGCGGTTTTTAGAGACGTAGCCACTTCTCGTAGATTTGGAATGTCTGAATCTGTATACGAAGAAGCAATTGAAGATCTTATGCAAGAAGCAAGGAGATATATAAGTGACACCTCTGCCAAGCTGGATCGAACGGGAAGCATGGGATGAATACGAAGCCATGCGAAAAAGGATAAAAAAACCGATGACTCCGCGCGTGATTAGGCAGAAACTGGCCCTGTTACAGAAATTCCATGAGTCCGGGCACGATGCAAACGAAGTCATCGATGCTGCCACCAATGGGCACTGGCTCGACTTCTACGAACCCAGAGAGCACGCGATCTCATGCAAGGTGCCAGGTCAGCGGGTCTCGGGTGAGTTCGCGCGATATGAGGCCGAGAGGGCGCAGGTGGCGTGTGATCCTGAGAAGCGGCGTGCGGCGATCAATCTGGCGTTGCAGTCGGTGAAGAGGGTTGCATGACGCACACGACGCTAGGCGTAGAGGTAGCGCCATGATCTGCGGAGGATGCAACGCCATCGAGCTAGCCGACGTTCCCGCAACGGACGGCAGTAGGGTATGTACCTATTGCCCGCACCGAGCGATGCGAGAGAAGATCGGTGTCGAGACGAAGAAGGCGTTGGAGAGGATACAGGAGCGGCGGAGCCACTTCAATAGACGGGTTAGGCCAGCTGTAACCGGAGCGAGATGATGAAAGTGTGGACGAACACCAAATTCCACGGGCACTGGCCGGTTGGCACGGCCGCTGTAGTGGTGGCCGACACTGCCGGACAAGCCGCTGAACTGCTAGCGGCCGAGCTGAAGAAGGTGGGTCTGCTGGCGCCCGTGACTGAAGACCAGTTCGAGCAGTTGCCGACAAGCCGACACGGTGTACGCGTGCTTTGCGATGGCGACTACTGAGGGCCTAACGCTAGATTAAACGGCCCGAAACGGACCGAACAGGAGTAGCCACATGGCACAAAACACCAAGGCCGTTCTGGGTCCTGTTCAATCGTCAGTTAGGCCGCTCGCCTGGACCGACGCGCGCTGCAAAGAGTTGGACGAACTCGGGACGTTGCTGCGAGAAGTGGCCGCGATCAACCACGGCAGCAACTGCCTGGAGCGCATCCAGCGCTGCATCGCGCTGGCCGAGAAGCTGGACCGGGACGACCTGTCCAAGTGCCGCGACAGCCTGCACAACTTTCTGCGCGGACTGGCGATTGCGGACCGCAGCGCCCTAGAGAGGCTGCGCGATGTGTGCGAGCCTAACGTTCGAGCTAACCGGGGGACCACGGCGTGACCAAGCATGCAAACGAGACAGGGCCGGATGCCGTGGGCACTCCGGTTGAGCGAGGGGTTGGGCGGCTGGAGCCGGAGCGCGAGGAAGAAGACGCGCGGGACTTCGACGACGGCCAGGACGACGCGCATTGCTGGGAATGCGGCGAGTCGCACGACATGCGTGAGTGCCACGTAGGCGAGGAATGCGGGCGCTGGCGCAACGGCGTGCTCTCGGGCTCATGCAGCAAGGCCGGCAGCGAAGAGTGCGATTTCGAGTGCCCATACAACCGATGAGCGAGGACACGATGACCCCAAGGCAACGCGACATCATGAAACACGCGCTGGGCGTAGGAAAAGGCCGCCCGGGCTGGAGAAACTACTTCGTCACCGGCCCCGGCAGTGACGACTACGAAGACTGCGAGGCTCTGGTGGCGGCCGGGCTGATGACGAAGCGCAGCGCCGGCCCGCTGTCCGGCGGCGACCCGGTATACCGCGTGACCGACGCTGGTCAGGATGCGCTGGTGGGCCGCACGAAGCAATCGGGGCAGACGGCATGAATGAAAACCGCGAGAAGCTGGGCTTGGCTCTGTGTCCGTTTTGCGGCGGCTCGGCACGCTTCGGCAAGTGCGTGGCAGGCGAACAGGAAGGCGAGAACGACGGCGCCGAGTACGTCGAGTGCTGCGAATGCGGCGCCAGTACCTGCCTCGTGTTCCCGCTAATGGACAGCGCAAAGCAGGTGCTGCGCGACATGTGGAACAGGAGAACCTATGCCGGCAACTAGCAACGGAGAACCGATGAACGCGGAACAATGGAACACTGGGTATAACGCTGGGTTCAAAGACGGCCATCAAGCCGCATGCGAAGCTCTGAAACAAGACGCAGAACGGTATCGTTGGTTGCGCCTTCAGGATTGGGACACATGCGATCTGGCAGTGGTAGCGAACCCAAAGCACGCGATAAAGCTCGGTCAAGATGCGCCTTCACGGGAACGCCTAGACGCCAGGATTGACGCGCATTTGGCGAAAGTGCGAGCCGCTATCGATTCAGCGCTTGAACGCGCCGACCCGCAGCCGCGATGGTTCGATTTGAAGGCCTAACCCATAGATAAACGGCGCGAAGCGTCTGTTTGATCGGACGTTAGAACGACAACAACACATGGCATACAAACCCGACACCAAAACCATCAACAAAAACATGGACACCGAAGCAAGACCACTTGTGATCTACCACAACAACTGCGCGGACGGCTTTAGTGCCGCGTGGTGCTTCTGGCGCAAATACGGCACCGGCGCAGACTATGTGGGCGGCGTGTACCAGACGCCCCCTCCCGACGTGACAGGACGCGACGTGTATCTGGTTGACTTCAGCTACAAGCGCGCCGTGGTGGAACGCATGCTGGCCGAGGCAAACAGTGTCACCCTGATCGACCACCACAAGACAGCGATAGACGACCTACAGTCGCTGTTCGCGGAGCACGAAACGGACGCGCTCGCCTACGGCTCCGACCGCCGCGCGGTGTGGTTCTGCGACCTGAACCGCAGCGGAGCCACGTTGGCGTGGGACTACCTGTTCCCGAGCGAGGACCGACCACTGCTGCTGGGCCACATCGAGGACCGCGACTTGTGGCGCTTCAAGCTGCCCGGCACACGGGAGATTCAGGCGTTCGTGTTCAGCTATGCGTACAGTTTCGAGCTGTGGGACAGGCTGATGAGCGCCGATCAGGTGGAGCTGTTGAAGATGACGGCAGCGGGCGCCGCCATCGAGCGCAAGCACCACAAGGACGTGGCCGAGTTGGTGGCGGTGTGCCAGCGCCGCATGGTCATCGGCGGCTATGACGTGCCAGTGGCGAGCTTGCCGTACACGCTAGTAAGTGATGCGGCGCACCTGATGGCGCAAGACCAGCCATTCGCGGCCTGCTATTGGGATACGGCAGAGGGCCGCGTATTCGGCTTGCGCTCGGTCGAGGCAGGCGTGGACGTGTCAGAGGTGGCCAAGCAGTACGGCGGCGGCGGACACGCCAAGGCTGCCGGCTTCAAGGTATCACGCGAGCATCCGCTGGCAATGGCGTAAGCGAGGCGAGCAATGGCATACAAACCCGACACAAAAACCCGCAACAAGATCCTGAAGATGCTGCGCGAGGCAGACGACGACGGCATGAAAGTCGTTGAAGTCGGCGCAAAGTTCAATCGGAACGGTCAGTGGGCGCTGTATTACCTCCAGAGCCTGCGCGAATTTGAACTTGCCGGATACGCCGGTCACGGCAGCGCACTGGCCTGGATCGATGCTCCCCGCGTCGATATGCTTGAGGAGCGCATCCAGGACAAGATCGTGCGCAGACTGGCAGCAGAGCGCAAATGCAGTTACGACGCGGCGCGCAAGGTCATCCTGCGGCGCAGGGCCAGGGGTAAGGAAGAGGTTGACCGGAAGCGGATGTCTCGGCTATTCGAGACGAACGACGAGCCTGTGCGGCGGCATGTTCCGGCCGGTGAGTGGAAGCCGCACCGTGCGCCAGTAAGGTGGGTTTTTGACTTGGCGAGCATTGCATGAAGCACCGCACCTCGCTACAGAGCCGCCTGCTGGCCTACCTGCGCTCCAATCCGAATGCCGAGTTATCCCGGCAGGACATCATGGACCTATTCCACGCAGGGGTAAAGCACGTTGACGACACCCTGACCACGATGCGGCGCGAGGGTCTGGTCGAGACAGTGCATGTGACTCGACTTCAGGCCCAAGACCGCGTGGGTTCCGCGTTGCAAGCGCTGGAGTTGATTGCCACGCCCATGCGCCCAGATGGGACATGGAACCGTGATCGAGAAGCGTGCAGGATTCTGGCCGCCAAGGCGTTGCTTTGCCTGACTAGGCCAGGTGGAGCGAGAGAATGAACCCGCTGCGCAAAGCTGTTGACGATGTAATGCACTACCAGTTCACGAACACGCGCACTGCCATGCACGCGCTGCAAGTGCTGATCGACGAGGCCGACGCGGCGGCAGACGAGATTGATAAGCTTCGCGCTGCGGTTGATGCTGCCGTGGCCGAAGAGCGCGAGCGGTGCGCCAGCTTGTGCGAGGCGCACGCCGGAATGCGCGGCACTGGCGCATGGACGGTGCTGACATCAGCGGCAGACCGCATCCGCGACCCGGAGCGCGCCAAGCGTGATGCGGCGCCGGATTCAGGGGCCTAACCCAAAGATGAACGGCACCGAAGGTGTCCGTTCCATCGCACGTTAGGCTATGCGCCGTGACGCCAAAACCGACCGCAATCAGGCCGACATCGTGGCCGCGCTCCGGGCAATCGGCGCGATGGTTCAGCCGCTGCACATGGTCGGCCAGGGTGTCCCTGACCTGCTGGTCGGCATCGGAAGCAAGCTGCTGTTGGTCGAGGTCAAGGACGGCAAACGCCCGCCGAGTGAACGCCGGTTGACGCCTGAGCAGGAGCGTTGGCACGCGGCCTGGGCCGGATATCCGGTCTATGTGATATCGGATGTTGCCGAGATCGAGCGTTTCGCGGCCAGTTGGCGCGGCGTGGCACCGTGAAAAGCGGCATCTCTTATTACGTAGGACAGTACGTAGTTCCGCACGCAAGTCGTTGATTTACATAGGTATGCCGAACCGACATAGCAGCTAGAGCGGAAAAGCATAGCTGAAGCCACTTGACACGATTAACCTACAAATATCGGCTGTTCTACGGTCTCTCGACCTGCGAAAAGCCGGACAGGCCCTCAACTCTGCGGGCGGCCTCTCAAAGCGTAAGCGGTAAAGCCCACTAGGGCAGCGGCAAGCCGGTCACTCCGTTACTAAGGCCGGCACCCATTGACGGGGATCTAGCCTCACTTGCCTCATGCGGTGGTGGCGCCGGGCGATGGGACTTAGAATGTGGTCTTCCCCTGACGTGCCGGCGCTGACCGGTGCCCCGCGCGTTTACCCGGTTCCTCCACCGGGTGCAGTTGCCTCAAGCGCGCGGGGCGGGGGTTTTCTATTTGGCGCACATTAGGGCAAAATACCCCATATGGGCGGCGTTACCGTTTTCACCCAAGAGAAAGCAGACCGACTCTGCGAATTGATCGCACAAGGAGTAAGCCTGCGCAAAGCAGCCGAAGAAATAGGCGTTCACAACTCTACTCCGCTGCTTTGGTGCAAAGCGAACGCTGACTTCGATCAGCAATACGCGCGCGCAAGGGAAATCGGGTATCGACTGCTGGCCGAGGAAATCATCGAGATCAGCGACGATTCGAGCGGAGACATGCTCGAAACCGATAACGGGCCAAAACCGAATCCTGAGATGGTTGCTCGTTCGAGGTTGAGGGTTGATTCGCGTAAATGGATGCTGTCCAAGATGTTGCCGAAGATATACGGCGAGAAACTGGACGTGAACCACGGCGGCAACCCTGAAAACCCTGTTCTAGTAAGGGTGTCGTTTGGCTGAGGTCATAGAAGCGTGGTTTCCTGAGAAGCTGCGTTTCCTGTTTCAGCCGGCGCGGTACAAGTCGGTTCGCGGTGGCCGAGGCTCTGGGAAGAGTTGGGGCTTTGCTCGAGCGCTTCTATTGTTGGGCGCGGAGCGGACCCTCCGAGTGCTTTGCACGCGGGAAGTGCAGAAGTCCATTGCGCAGTCCGTTCACCAGCTATTAAAGGATCAGGTCGAGGAATTGGGCCTGTCCTCGGTCTATGAGGTGCTGGCGACCGAGATCAGGGGAAGGAATGGCACACGGTTCTACTTTGCTGGCCTGTCGGATCAGACGGCAGAAAGCCTGAAGTCATTCGAGGGTGTGGATATCTGCTGGTGCGAAGAGGCGCAGGTCATCAGTAAACGCTCGTGGGACATCCTGATTCCTACCATTCGGCGGGAAAACTCCGAGATATGGCTGTCGTGGAATCCGCAGTTGGAGTCGGACGAGACCTATAGGCGGTTCGTGACAAACCCTCCGCCCGGGTGCGTCACTGTCGAGCTGAACTACCACGAGAACAAACGCTTCCCGGCTACGCTGGAGACCGAGCGCCAGCACGCCAAGGCGACGATGATCCCGGAGGAATACGCCCATATCTGGGAGGGCCGGTGCATGCCGGCTGTCGAGGGGGCCATCTACTTCCGCGAGATGAGTCAGGCCGAGGGGCGCATCATGCACGTGCCCCACGATGCGCTGCTCAAGACCCATGCGGTTTGGGATCTCGGGTTCAACGACAGTATGGCAATCATCCTGGTGCAGAAAGTGTCCGCTGAGATTCGGGTCGTGCACTATATTGAAGGCCAGCAGCGCACATTGGCGGACTATTCGGCGGAATTGAAGGACTTGCGTCTGGATGGTCAGCCGATCAACTGGGCTCGGCATTACCTGCCACACGACGGGTTTGCCAGGAGGCACCAGACAGGCCGGCAAGACGCTGAAATCCTGCAATCTCTCGGGTGGACGGTAGCCCAAACACCCAATATCGACGTTGAGCAGGGCATAAAACGCACCCGCGAGGTATTTGGTAGGGTATATTTCCACAAGGATCGGGCGGCAAGGCTCATTGAGTGCCTGAAACGGTATCGTCGGCATATCAGCACGACGACGAACGAGCCTAGCGGGCCGGTGCATGACGAGTTCAGCCACGGGGCTGACGCTTTCCGGTATCTGGCGCTTACGGTGGATCAGATGACCAATGACGCCAGTAATTGGAGCGCGAAGATCAAGTACGATAATCGCGGGATCGTATGAATGATGCAGACCTGCTAGCTAAACTGAAGGCGCTCGAATCTGAGTCCATCGGGTTCGGGAGCGGCACGCTCCAGACGATCCGGGCGCGGGCTCTTTCGCGGTATCTCTGCGAGCCGCAGGGCGACGAGATCGAGGGGCGAAGCCAGGTAGTTTCGACTGATTTGCGCGATACGGTCGAATGGGTCGTTCCGCAGTGGTTGCGGGTCTGTATGGCCGGCGACAAGATCGTTGAGTTTCAGCCCATTGGCCCGGATGACGAGAAACAGGCCGAAGTCGAAACCGAGTTCATCAACCATGTGATTCTGGAGCGCAACGACGCGCTTACAGTCATGGCGACCTGGGCGCGGGATGCGCTGATCTCCAAGAATGGATACGTCAAGGCATATTGGCTGGAGAAACAGGACGTCCGGGTCGAGTCCTACAAGGGACAGACTGACGACGCGCTGGCGGTGCTGACGCAAGACTCAGAGGTGGAAGTCGTCGAGCAGACGGACTACCAGGCGCAGTTCGGACCGATGCCGGTGACGCTGCACGATGTTCGGGTGCGCCGCACCTATCCTTGCGGGCACGTCAAGATTGAGAACGTCCCGCCCGAAGAACTGGCGGTGCATGTCTCTTGTCGGAACATGGATTTGCAGGATGCCTGCTACGTCCGTCACAAGACAGAGAAGACGCTCTCCGAGATCCGGCAGATGGGCTTCGAGGTCGATGACGACATCGCGGACGATGCCGAGATGGACGACGAGATCACCGAGATCCGGGATCGGTTCGACGAAGACGATGGAGATTCTGTCAAGCGTGTGTGGCTAACCGAAGAGTGGTTCAGGCTTGACTTCGACGGGGATGGGATCGCCGAGCTACGTCGAGTGGTTCGGATTGGCTCGCACATCCTTGCCAATGAGGACTGCGACCTGATCCCGGTGGCATGCATCACGCCTATCGTCTTCCCGCATCGGCATGTCGGGCTCGGGTTCGATGACCTGTTGGAACAGCAGCATGCGGTGAAGACTGCGCTGATGCGCCAGGCGCTGGACAACCTCTACCTGACGAACAACTCTCGGATGGCGGCAAACGTCGATGATGTGAACATCGATGATTTGCTTACCTCGCGGCCGGGTGGGATTGTGCGGGTTCGCGGGAATCCGGGCGACAAGCTGATGCCGCTGGTCACCCCTCCGACGTTCACCGCCGCGCTTGATGGTGTTCAGTGGGTCGATACGTGGAAGGAGAATTCCACCGGGGTGTCGGCCTATTACCAAGGCATGAACGCCGATGCGCTGAACAAGACTGCTTCCGGTATCAACCAGATCATGACTGCGAGTCAGCAGCGGATCGAAGCGGTGATTCGGACGTTTGCCAACGGGTTCCGTGACCTGGCTTACATTGTTCACGCTCTGACGCTGAAGAATGCGACGGCTGCGGAGCGTGTCAAACTCAACCAGCAGTGGCACACGATTGACCCTCGGGAATGGGTCAAGCGGACAAACCTCCGTGTCACTGTCGGGCTCGGGACGGGTTCCAAGGACATCCGGGTGCAACAGTTGGGCATGGTCTGGCAGATGCAAATGGCGGCGATGCCGACAGGGATTGCCCGGCCGGAGAATATGTACGAGACCGGCAAGCGTCTGGTGAATGAACTAGGCTATCGCAATGCAGACGCATTCTGGTCCGATCCTTCAAAGATGCCGCCCCAGCCTCCACAGCCGAGCCCGGATCAGATCAAGGCGCAGACGGCGATGCAGATCAAGCAGATGGAGCTTCAAGCGGATGCGCAGCGTTTCCAAGCTGAGACTGAGCTTCGTCTGCGCGAGATTCAGATGCAGGCCGAGGCAAAGCTGCGTGAGCAGCAGTCCAGCCTGACATTGCAGGCTACGAACGACGAGCGTGATGCGCAGCGCGAGGCGATCAATAAGCAGGTCGAAGCCCAGCTCCAGGCGGCAGCGCAGGAACAACAGCGGTTGCTTGCCGAGATGAAGCTGGCAATGGACAAGTATTCGGCGGATCTGGACGCGCAGACGAAGCTACAGATTGAGTCCATGCGGCAAGAGAGCCAACAGGCCGAGGCGGTGGATATGTCGCCTGTCATGGCAAAGATGGATGAGCTTGCGAAGTGGATGACATCCCCTGCCGAGATCGTGCGCGGGCCTGACGGTCGGGCTATCGGGATCAAGAAGGGCGGCGCGGTGCGTGCGATCCAGCGCGGCCCGGATGGGCGCCCGGTTGGGGTGCAGTAATGGACGAAAAGCGTCTGATCTGGACGATTAACGGGAACATGGACCTCGACGAGCTTGAACATGCCGTCGCGTGGGAAGACACGCCGGAATACGTGAAGTTCATCGAGACCTATCTGCACAATGGCGTAGTGGTCAAGCAAAGCGCGCACGTCTTGGCGCGGCGCGGACTCTTCGCCGAACCGGTGATTCAACTACAGGAGCCTAGCAATGGCTAATTCTCAAGGTATCAGCGGGGTCGCAAAGCAGGCGGCGTTGGGGGCTATCGTCGATAGCAAGACGCTGAAGTGCGCGCTCTATCTGGCGAGCGCGACGACGGGGCCGACGAACACGGTCTATACCGTGACAGGAGAAGTGTCCGGGTCGGGATACTCGGCTGGCGGGGTTTCGGTGACGAACGGCAATACTGCGGGACTGACCAGTACGACGGCGTACTGGACGCCGAGTGCATCGGTGGCGTTCGGGACCGTGACGCTTGCGACTGCGTTTGACTGCGCGATGATCTACTCGACCACGGACACGAACCGGAACATCGGGACGTTCACGTTCGGATCGACGACGGTCAGCGGTGGTACTTTCACGCTGACAATGCCGACGAACGATTCTTCGACCGGACTGGTGAGGTTCGCATGACACTGACTACTCCCCAACTCCAGACGCTCAAGGCGGCAATCGCCGCCGAGACTAACCCGACGTTTGTCGGCTACCGCACAAACGGGCAAACGGGGCTGATGGCAGATTGGTTCAACGGCGCGTCAGCGTTTGTGGTGTGGCGCACCAATGTTGCATCCGACGAGATCGGCAACGCATGGGTCGGCACCGATATCGACGGGATGAGCGCGCTCAACATGCAGCGGCTTCAACTGCTGCTGGCATCGTCGCGTTCCGGCGTCTTCGACATGAGCCGCGCTGACCGCAGGGCCGGGTTCGAGAACCCATTTGGAGCGAACCAGAATAACGCATCGCGTGTTGCCATGCGGGCAGTCTGGAAACGACTGTCAACGCGATTTGAACGGCTTTTCGTGACCGGCACCGGAACCGATGACACGCCGGGGCTGTTGGTTGTTGAGGGCGAGATCGACGATACGGTCATCATCCGCGCTCTGGCACTGTGAGGTAGCCTATGGCAAACGTACTGCTTTCGGGATACCTCGCATCGGCGTCGAGCGTTGCCTGGACAGGAGCGACCCAAAAAATCGATTCGCTCGCCGACAACGAGTGGACAGACCTTAGCGACGAGATCAACAACAGCACCAACAAGTACCCCTTCGCAGACCTGTACCTCGAACTAGGCAGCGCAGCATTTACGGGCGTTGACTCGGGAATTGAGGTGTATATCGTCTTCAGCGTGGACGACACGAACTACCCGACATGGACGGGCAATGTGACGACCGACGAGACTGAGAATTTCGGCTTTTTCGTTGGTTTCATGCCCACTACGGCCACCACCGCCGCGCAGAAGATGGTGCTTGCTGGCGTCGCACTTCCGTCTGGAAAGTTTAAGTTCGGGCTCCGCAACCGGGGCAATGTTGCACTTGCCGGAAGCGCAAACACGCTTTACTACCGCCCGCATACGCGCGCGATCTGATGCTAGCTGCCAACCCGTCGCGCTTGACGCCTTCAGGCAGGCCGCGCCAGCCGCTGCCCAGCGAGCTTGCCCGTGTTTCGCCGGGGTGGGTCAATCCGCGCTGTGTTCTTGGCAGCCACATACACAGCCAATGGTTGTGGGACGCTGGACGTGGGATCTATTTGCGCGACACCATTGGCGGGACACGACAAACGCGCTCCGTGACCCCCATCGGCGTAGGCATTGGCACGGACAACTCCGCGGCGGGCGCATCGATGCAATGGGACATGGGGTTCTGGGACTTCGATGCGTATTCGTTTACTGCGGTCCTTTCGCTGTACGTGGTGGCGGCGGGAGGAACCACCCTAACAACGTGGCTTCTGAACCGAGGGACCACCCAAGAAGTGGGGCTACGCGCCAACAGCTCCGGGGTCGCTGTCCTATCGGGAAACGCGCAGGCTACTGTTGTTGGGACTGACGCCGGGCCGTATACAGCAGTGCTTGTTATGACTGGTGCGCGGGCACTGGTGGCGTGCAATGGCGCGATTGTGTTGGACACGACCTCCACGTACACGGGGGCGTCCAGCGGGTCCGGGTGGTACTCGTCTGGCGACAATCGTGGGCGTCACGTGCCGACCTTAATGTTCGCTGCTCGCGGTGTTATCCCCGATGCGATGGCCGTCGCCATGTCAATCAACCCGTACCCGTACCTGTTTGACAACCCGATAAACGAACTTTATTTCGCGCCGGCCGGCGGCGTACCGACCCTATCTGCATCGACCTACGTCGCAGGCAGCCTGACCAGCACCGGCTGGCGCCCACAAGTCACCGCGAGCTGACATGGCAACGGTTCTCTACTGGATTGTCCAGGCCGATGCAACGGCTACGCCTACGGGCGCGCAGATCGTCGCCGGTCAGGACGGGACAGGATCGGCTGCTCTAGCGGCCGGTAGCGAGGCGTATACCGCAGCGGGGGACTACTCCGAAGCGATTGCGATCTCGGGCCTGTCAGCGAATACTGCCTATGAGCAGGCATGGGTCGCCTATGACGGTAGCACCTACAGCTCTGTAGTCACCGCGACGATCACGACCCCGGCAAACGTCAGTAATGCGCTGACCGGCCAGGCGGTGACCATCAGCGCTGGGACAATGGTCGCGGCGCTTGCGCAGGCGCTTACAGGATCGAGCGCGACGGCATCAGCTGGAACGCTCGCACAGGCTCTCACACAACATCTTGTTGGCTCTGCTGCAACGGCAAGTGCTGGAACGCTTGTATCGGCCATTACCCAGCCATTGACCGGATCGGCGGTCACCGCATCTGCGGGTACGCTGACAGCCAATGTCGGCACGGGCAACGAAGCGGCACTCACCGGGTCTGCGGTCACCGCAAGTACGGGGACGCTAGTTACCGCTCTCACGCAACCGCTCACGGGCGAAAGTGCGACGGTCTCCGCTGGCACTGCCACTGCTGGCGTTACCCAGCCGCTGACTGGCTCTGCGGTCACCGCAAGTGCGGGAACCCTGACGGCATCGGTGGATACGAATGTCACCGTAGCCCTGGCCGGCGCGACAGTCTCTGTCATTGCGGGCGATATCTCCAAACTCGGCGGGATGTCGGCTGCGATTGGCGGTGGTGGCGGGCCGGCTCCACGGCGACGCAAATTCGTCCACCGGGTCGGGGACCGGCTCTACGTCACGACGGATGAGGAAGAGGCCGAAGCGCTTGCGGAGCAGGAAGAGGCAGAGGAAGCGGCAGAGCAGGTCATCGCCAAGGCGAAAACTGCTCCGAAACCACTGCGCAAGATTGCCGAAACTGTTGAGATACCCGACTTCGGGATTGATATCGGCGTCATCCGGGATATGGCGGCAGAGCAAGAAAGAGCACGTCAACTTGACCAGATGATTAAAAGGGAGCAGTATGATCGCGTTGTTGCGTTGTACGCGCGGATGCTGCAAGACCAGGACGACGAAGACGTTCTGCTATTGATGACGATATGAGCGATCCAATCACCTCCGGCATCAAGGCAAAGCATATCCTCGAATCCGAGGAGTGGATTGCGGCGTGGGACGCCTATCGGACGCGGATATTCGAGGAAATCGAAGCGGCAGATTCTCGGGATGGCGAGAAGGTATTGCACCTTAAGCGGCTACTGGCGGCGGCGAAGTCCGCACGCGGGCACCTTGAGCGGCTTATTTCCGATGGAACTGTCGCGCAACATGAATTGAAACTGGACGAGGACCGGAAGAAACCGGCTCTCTTCTCCTGGAATCGTTAACTCCAAGGGCAACCAATGGACGTTCAAGCGGCCCAGCCTGAACAGGCAGCCGAAACCACGTCGCTAGACGACAAGATCGCGGCCAAGTTTGGCTTTGCGGAAGAGAAGGCAAACACGACGCCCGAAAGCACCGAGGAATCGGCCAGCACGGACGGCGACGACGAACTGCCGGAAATCCCCGAAGAGACTACCGCTCCTGAGTCAGCCGACGAATGGGAAATCAAGCACAACGGAGAAATCAAACGGATCAAGCGCGAAGAGGCGCTTGAACTGGCTCGCCAGGGCTATGACTACACCCAGAAGACCATGGCTATCGCTGAAGAGCGAAAGCTGGTCGAGCAGCAGAAGCAGGCATTAGCGGCCAAAGAGCAGTTGATGTCTCAGGTTATCGAGGGCGCGGCAGAGGTTCGGGCGATCAAGGCCCAGATGCAGCCGTATGAAGCCGTGGATTGGGTTGCGCTGGCGCAGTCCGACCCGCAGAGCTACCCTCAACATCACGCGAATTACCAGAGGCTCCAGAACGCTCTCTACCAAGCTCAGGGCAAGCTGCACAGCATCGGGCAGCAGGCCAAAGCGGTAGAGCAGGCTACGCAAGACATTGACGTGCAAGCGGCGGTCAAGCGTATGTATGACCTGGTCCCAGTCTGGAAAGACCAAGAGCGATTCAAGAAAGACCGCGAGCGCATCATCAGCGATATCAAAGGCCGAGGGTTTGAAGAAACCAAGGTCAATGGGTATCTGATGGACCCGGCTTTTATCGCCTTGGCGCGAGATGCGATGCTGTACCGCGAGGCGGTTAAGTCCCGCGCGGACGGCAAGAACAAGGTTCCGACTGCTCCCCCGGTTCGTCCTGGCGCTGCGCCTGCGCGCACCTCGCCGGATCAGGAAAAGCAATCGGTCATCAAGCAATTGCACGCGGCCAAAGATCCTGCACGGAAAAAAGCGCTTCTAGACGAGGCGTTGGCCCGCAAATTCAATCTAAGGTGAAACATCATGGCAATCGTTACTGGTAGCACCATCACGTATGGTGTCGGGTCCGCTGGTGGCAACCGCGAAGACCTGGAAGACGTCATTTGGGAACTGGACCCGTTCGAGTCGTGGGCGCTGACGAACCTTGACCGCACCGATGCAACGGCGACGTATCACGAGTGGGAACTGGATACCCTCGTGGCGGCGGCGGCGAATCGGCAGATCGAAGGTGACGCCGAAAGCTACACCTCGATCACGTCGCCGACTCGCGCTGGCAACTACTGCCAAATCG